GACCAAAGCCAAATGAACTAGAGCAAATGCTATTGGATGAATATGATGCGCTGCAAAGTTGGGATAACGACATGCGCTTCCGGGTATACAAAAACAAGCCGTATCAGTTCACTGAATACAGGAAGGAACGCTACCGAGAATTAATAGAAAACCAAAACGAATACTGATGGTACAGTATCTAGATAGCAAGGGCGTTTTGCATGATGTATATTTTAAGTGTACCGATTGTGGATGCAGAAGGTATCAAAGACCACGTTGGGCACGTGATGGCTTAACTTTTATAGAAGGCTATTTTCAATGCTGCGAATGTTGGGCAGAGTTTAGTTATTATGAAGATGCATTTACTTTGGTGCAGTCACAATTAAAACTATTTGATATATGAAAGAATACGATAAAGCAAAAGAGAATGAACTACTGCGTAAATTATTTATCTTAGCAGCACGTAGAAGCATGCGCCCATCGATGCAAGAAAACCGAGATATGTGGGTGATATTTCAACAGCTTGACATGCTAACAGAAAAAGATGAATACAAACTATGACCATTGGTGAATTGTGGGATAAGCTTGCGCAGTACCCTGATGAAACGGAAGTGTTTATTGGTTTCATCGAAGGACACAGCATCCAGCACATGGACTTTAAAATAGTTGAAACTGCCACCTTTCAAGGAAACACCACAATATCACTAATGCACGAAGACATCGCAATAATTAATAATTAATACAATGAGTAACTACACACACAAACCAGGCACAGGTGTGCTATTTAAGAACGACAAAAAAACTTCACCAAATCAACCTGATATGACAGGTGCAGGTGCAGATGAATCAGGAAAGCAAATACGTATTGCTGCATGGACTAAAGAAGGTAAGAATGGTGTTAAATTTTTATCTTGGAAAATTAGTCCGATGCAAGATTCTAATTCAAGTAATGAACCTGAAAGAGGAAACGACCTACCATTCTAATGAACCTGCCTATCCTACCCGAAGACAAAGCTAACCATGCCCTGTATGGTTTAGTGATTTATGCACTATCTGCATCTTTGTTCGCTCCACCATTTGCAATGTGCGCTGTGTTTGCCTGCGCTATGGGCAAAGAATTGTACGATTCAGTGTTAAAGGAAAAAGCCTTTAGCAATGCAGACATGATAGCAACTCTTTGTGGTGGATTAGTGGGCATGTATATCGGTCTGTTTACATGATAGAATACCTGCCTAAACAAAAAGAAGCATTGCGTGTGCTGGGTAACTCACACCCGGCACGTGTAGTGCTTTTTGGAGGAGCAGCAGGTGGATCTAAGTCATTCATCGGATGCGCATGGCAGATCAGCCGTAGGTTTAAATATCCAGGTACACGTGGGTTAATCGGTAGAAGCAAACTTGATACGCTAAAAAAGACCACGTTAAAGACTTTTTTTGAAGTGGCAGGTATGTTAGGGCTTGCACCTAATGAACACTACACAATCAATAACCAAACGCACGTAATCACATTTGCCAATGGTAGCGAAATAATACTTAAAGATTTATTTGCCTATCCATCGGATCCTGAATTTCATTCGTTAGGTGGTTTGGAATTAACAGATGCGTATGTAGATGAAGCTGCACAGGTTAGTAAAAGGGCAATAGACATCTTGCAATCTCGTATTCGTTTTAAGCTACGAGAATTTGATTTGCCACCAAAGATGCTGCTTACATGCAATCCTTCAAAGGGATGGCTTTATAATGAATTCTATTCGCCTTTTAAGATGGATGCATTACCAGCACATCAGGCATTTATACCTTCACTGCCTACAGACAATCCACATCTGCCTGAAACATATCTTGAAACATTAGAGCGATTGCCCGAAGTAGATAGGCGAAGGTTGTTATATGGAGATTGGGAGTATGATGAAAGCATAGATAACTTATACCAGTACGATGATTTAGTGCGCTGCTTCCGAGATGAAGAAAGCAAAGGTGATAAGTACATCAGCGCAGATATTGCACGACTAGGAAAGGATAGAACTGTCATATGCGTGTGGCATGGGCTGCATCTAATCGAGATTCACGAACTGCGAAAGCAACCAATAACAACTGTAGTCACTACCATACGCCAACTATGCGATAGGCATAGCGTAAGATTAACCAACGTGATCTGTGACGAAGATGGTGTAGGTGGTGGTGTGGTAGATAGCTTGAAGTGCAGGGGCTTTCTCAATGGTGGCAGGGCAAAGCAGCCCGATAAGTTTATCAATCAAAAGGCAGAATGCTATTTCAAGCTTGCAGAACTGATAGAGCAGAACAAAGTAGTATTCAAAACAGCATCATTCCGGGATGTGATTGTGCAAGAACTGGACATGATCCGCAGGCGCACGCCAGAAGCAGATGGAAAGCTTGCAGTAATCAGCAAAGAAGAAATAGCACGTATGCATGGTAAGTCACCTGACTACGCAGATGCCATAATGATGCGCATGTACTTCGAATTATTCCCGAATTACGGCAGCTATTCGTGGGCGTAAGTCACTGATTTTCAATTACACGTTTGTTAAAATTTGTTAAAAGTGATAGTCACCTATTGCGTGTGTAAAAAGTTACACTACATTTGTTCCATCAAACAACAACAAAAACTTTTTTCTCTATGAAAACTTCTCTCACTTACGCAATCGCTAACAAGGTAGTTGGCTTTGCAACTTCTTCAATCCGAGTTCAAGTTGTACGCTACATGTCAGCTTCACAGGTTGAAGTATTGACAGCGGATTTATGCGATGCTGGAACTTGGTTGGTTCTTAATCCAAATCAGCTTACTGATTTGCATGCATAATTCCAACAGGGGTGCGACTGTAACGCACAATCTTTAAACTTAAAAAACAACACACATGAAAACAGCATCCAAAATCCTTCGCTACATTTTAGCAGCCATCATTCTTTACGCAGTGCTTAGTTACTGCCAAGAGATAAACGATTGCTTAATGAAATACTAATCAATAACAATAACAACATGAATTTTCACAAAGACAACTTAGAAGCCCTGCAGAAGTTTCAGCAGATGCTGAACGCAGAACCTGACCAAGCAGGCATTGAATCCACGCCCGATAAGAAAGCACGCACGCTGGTCATTAGCCACGTTGAAACAACCTTAGATGAACTGTTCTTTGGACACTGGCGAACAGAAAACTTTAAATGGGCAGTATTAGCCAACGAAGTGCAGGCATCACTTGACCTTGTAGTTATCCATCCGATAAGTGGTTACGAAATACGCAGAGTAGGTGCAGCTTCAGTTATCATTATGGTAGATCGTGTGCCTGATGGCGTGACCGGTACTGAACGTAATAGATGGGCATTAAACCCCGATAATAAGAAAGCGAACGCTATGGACCTTGCATTCGGTAAACTCAAAGCAGAATGCCTTAAAAACGCAGCGTTATCATTGGGCAAAGTATTCGGGCGTGACATCAACCGGGTAAATAAAGATACCTACAAGCCATTCAAGTTAAAGGGTGCATTAGGTAGGGGGCATGAACAGGATGTTGCCTACGTGCGTGAACTAATCCAGCAGGCAACCGACCTAACACAACTGCACAAAATCTTCAAAGCTTGCAGTCCTGAAGTGTTAGCCGAAGTAGGCGATGAACTGAACGCCAAGAAGGAGCAGTATGGCATCAGCGAATAAATGTTAAAAATGATAGCAGATGGTTACAGATTGTAACTATCTGCTATTTTTACCCCATCAATACAATAACAACATGAACAACACACTATTTAGAGCATCGCAGCTTGGTAAGCTAATGACAGATGCACGCACGAAATCAGGTTTATCCGAAACCACTAAAAGCGCATTGCTGGAAGTCTATGTACAGCAGAAGTACAACCGCTACAAAGAGATTAGCAATAAGTACATCGAAAAAGGTATAGCTGTAGAGAATGATGCCATTGACATGTGGCGCAGGCATCGTGGTGAAATCGTATTTAAGAATGAAGAAATGTTTACTAATGACTTCATCAAAGGCACGCCCGATTTGCTTATTAAAGATGAAGCAGGTGCAGTAATTAATGTACCTGATATCAAAAGCAGCTGGGATATATATACCTTCATGGATGCAAAAGCTAGTGACATCAGCAAAGATTACTATTGGCAAGGGCAGGCGTATTGCTGGTTAACAGGCGCACCACGTGCTACCTTCTGCTTCGTACTGGTAAGTGCACCGATTGAAATGATTAATGATGAGAAGTATCGACTATCACGCAGACTTAACCTAATAGATCCGCAAGGTGACCCTACCTTTTTAAAGAAAGCAAAGAGCATCGAACGCAACATGATTTACGACATGCCACGTTTTCTTCGTGAATACCCGGATGCTAACCTTGAAACACCACAAGACGAATGGGCGTTTGATATACCCATCGCTGAACGCATCCACGAAAAGGTTGTGGAATTCGATGCAGAAGCAATCGCAAAGCTTCAGGAGCGTGTACCAATGTGGCGTGAATACCTTAATACTTTAGCACTATGAGTAAAGAAACCGCACTACAAATTGCAATGAGAATAACGCATAGATATGCCAATTCATTATTTGATGAACACACTGCACGTGGTCGGCAGTTTATGCAGGAAATGTCCGAGTGTTTAGCACTGGAGCGTGAGCAGATGGCAGAATCATTTTGCGAAGGTTCAAAATTGATAGAATGTCCAAATGAATTGAGTGCATTATTTGAGTTTGAATTGTATTACCTTGAAACATACAAAGGAGGTGAGCAATGAACGCACTCTGCACACTTATCATTTGGTGTGGTATGTACTATGCTACACCAGCATGGATGAAAAAGCAGATACCTGTATGGATGTGGTCACGCTATGAAATATATATTATTCCATACGGCACTAACTTATCCAGTATCGCAGATATCAATCCAAAGACTACCGCACTAATTGGTTTTAGTGCTGGTGGTTTAGATGTGCTGCGTAACTATTCCCAAGATTATGCGCTTGTGGTTTTGCTTGATCCAACCACCAAGATTCATTATGCCAATACTGACTACGGTGATAACACATACATGTTTTATAACGAATCCAACTGGGGCAGAACGAATCCAAGTATGATTGAAGTAGCCAACCAAATTAATGCAACAGGTGGCAGAGCAGAAAGCATTAACTTACCGCACAACAAAATACCAGCATATTTTTTTAATCACTTCAAAGAATGAAAGCAAAAGAAAAGGCATGGCAACTGTACTCGAACTATTTTGATATAGTCGAAGCTGGTGACCAG